TTATTTATATTTTAATATTGGTCGAATGGCGTACTTACAAGCAAACGTATTATCTGCTTATGTATTTCTAGCACCAGCAATAGTTGCAGGAGTTATGACTCTAGGTGTAATGCAACAAATAATAAGGGCATTTGGTCGAGTAGAAGGATCGATGCAATATCTATTAAAGGCGTGGCCTACCATTATTGAATTAATGAGTGTCTATAGGCGTTTACGTGAATTTGAAACTAAATTGAAAGGATAACATGGAAAGTTACGATATGTGTACTCAAATAATATATGAAATGTCAGATAGACATTACTGGATGGGATTATTTATGTTCGGTTTTGGACTTTTTGTAGGAGTTGTAGTTCAAAAAATCCAAAACGGAGAACTAACAGATTAATTAAAATTTGATTATGTTTGAATTAGAGAAATATATAGATTATGAAATAAAAGATTTTATAGGGATTTTCCCAAATGCTGCTAGCAAAGAATATTGTGAAAGAGTAGTTGATCATTTTAATTGGATTCAAAAAACTAGGGGATATGGAACGGGAAGTATTCGAAACAGACAAGAGCATGATAGAATTTCAGCTCTACAAAAAGAGTCTGATATGTATTTTCTGGAAACTGAACCAGATCCTCTTGTGATGGATAACAATGTAGCTATAATACAAGAATATATTGAAACAACTTGGAGATGTCGTGCATTGATGACGGAAAAGTATGGTATTTTGGGAGATGTGAACAAACATGGAATATCATACTCAGTTAAAATACAAAAATATAAACCATCTCAAGGGTATCATGCTTGGCATTGTGATTCTTCTACGATAGGAAATAGCCGTAGATTGATGGTTAGCATGTTATATTTAAATACTGTGGAAAAAGGTGGAGAAACAGAATTTTTATACCAAAATATGAGAGTAACTCCAGAACAAGGTACTTTAGTTCTATTTCCAACATACTGGACTCATCCACATAGAGGAAATCCTCCACTTGAAGGTGAAAAATATATCATGGATGGTTGGTTAGAATATTTAGCATAGTATAGTAACATGGATAATATTGAAAGAAATGATTTTTTTCCAACTTGTGTATATAAATTCCAACATGAGTTTGTAGAAAATGAATTGGAAAAAATGTTAAAACATATAAATGATAATAGTTGGTTTGTACGCAATGGGGAGAGGGTTAAGAGAACAGGAAGTCAAACTCAAGATGAGTTACATAAAACTGACACTTTTAGTAATATAACAAATACAATAATAAAAGTGTCTAGATATATTTTAGATGATCAAGAATATATGGGTGATATAGAAATTACAAATATGTGGGGTAATATACTCAGCCCACAAGAACAAAGAGCTCATAGACCGCATGCACATTCTAATAATTTTTTATCTGGTGTATTTTATCTTAAAACATCACCACAAACAACACCCATACAATTTTTTGATCCAAGACCTCAAGCAAGTGTATTAAAACCTAGAAAAAGTGCAGACAATAATATAAACTCAAATATAAGTGAATTCTATTCACAGACAGGACTTGGTGTGATGTTTCCAGCTTGGTTACAACATTGGGTGCCAGAAACGTTAGATGAAAGAATTAGTATAGCATGGAATGTATTAGTTCGTGGCGAACATGGTGAACCACACACACTCCAAAATGCAATTATTTAACGCCACTAGAATAGGAATCTATAATAATAGACAGAGTAAATGAACAAAGAGAAAAAGATAAGTTTTTCAGAGAATATAGATACAAGTGGAGTAGGATATTTGGTAAAATGAGTAGGAAACAAGAAAATGAATTATGGGAAATGTGGATAAGACCAAATGAAAAAACATGAGCCATTCAAAATTCCAATTTGGGAATTTGATCTTGATATTGATAATGACTTACTCAATGATTATTGTTTACAATTTTCAAAAGAAACTCCCTCAGTAACAAAAAGTAATCAAGGTGGATATCAATCACCAAATTTATTATTAGACCAAATAGAAATTTGTACATTGGTTAGTGATGTAGAATGGAAACTGCGAGAAATACAAGAAACCCCCTTAGTTGTATCTAATATATGGTTTAATATTAATAGATACAAAGATACCAATCTTCCACATTTACATCCAATGTCTCATTATTCTGGTGTATATTACGTTAGGACTCCTAAAGATTGCGGAAACATTTATTTAGAACATCCAGCTCTTGATCTCTTATATCATTATCCTAATGGTGGTAAAGATGCACTCTTTATTGGAGAGGCGCTAGAAAAAAGATTATATATATTTCCAAGTTGGTTAAAGCATTATGTTTCACCCAATCTTAATAAAGATCAAGAAAGAATATCCATATCTTTCAATACTACGAATGGGGGTGGATAATGCCTATTTATGAGTATAAATGTGACAAGTGTAATTGTATGTGGGAAGAAATTCAAAAGTTTAGTGATCCCATATTAACCTTATGCAAGGGATGTGAGCAAGAAGGAGGTGTTCATAAGCTCATTCCCGGCCAAATGAATTTTATATTAAAAGGTGATGGATGGTTCAAGGATGGATATTCCACACCACGAAGAAAGAATGAGGGTGCTGATGTAGGGGCGGAGCAGGTGACTACTGACCATTAACCACATCGGCGGGATTCGTCATCCGTCAGCAGTGGTGTCGATAAAAACGAGGACACGATGACTGTAGCACTCTCATCTTATAAATAGTCTGTTATGGAAAAAAAACACAGAAAACTTTATAATACTTGGAAATACAAAAAGGGTAGTTTCATGGAATTTAATAATCCCATTTTTCAAACCCTTTTGGGTTTGGTAATATTTTACATTGGCTTAAAGATGTTCTCAGGTGGAATGAAGTCAATGGGAAAACTAGAACATCTTGAATATTTTATACACAATCCCTATTGGATGTTTTTTGGTGCAATAGGGTGTACTCTCCTCTGGCAATCCTCATCACTTTCAACAACCGCAATAATTGGATTAGTCGCTTCAGGCGCACTACCACTTCCTTCTGCAATTGCTGCAGTATTGGGAGCAAACATAGGCACTACGGGCACTATCTGGTTGGCCGGTATTATGGTTTCTGATGGAATGCCTCAAGGAATAACAAAACAAATAGCAATAGTACATACAGGAGTAAATGCAGCTATGGCAATTGCTTTACTTCCATTTTGTCAAGTTATAGCACGATTCGTGTCAAGATTTTGATTTGATAAATAGAGATAAGAGATGGAAGGTTTCTTATCCACACACTTTTAATTATTAATGTCGGAAGGACGTAATGCGAATTATTGATGATACTAAATTGGATTTTAGTGATGTTTTAATTACCCCCAAAAGATCTCAACTTACCTCACGCAAAGAAGCAGAACTCTCCAGACATTTTACCTTTAAACATTCAAATCACACTTGGACAGGAATTCCTATAATTGCGTCTAATATGGATCATACAGGAACAATTGCTATGGCACATGTTCTTATGGAATATCCTATGCTTACAGCATTGTGTAAGTTTGTTGAGTCTACAGAATGGGGATGGAACAAAAATATAATAAGAACAGTCGGATTAGATCAAAATTTGGATGAACTACCTTATACTTCTGACTCAGCGCCATGGATTTGTCTTGATGTAGCAAATGGATATACAGAACGATTTAATGATTACGTTGCATTGATGAGAAATCATGAAGCAACCAAGAAAAAAATAATAATAGCAGGAAATGTATGTACACCAGAAGCAACAGAACAAATAATTTTAGCAGGAGCAGATATTGTAAAGATAGGAATCGGTCCAGGTTCAGTTTGTACAACAAGAAAAATGACAGGAATAGGATATCCACAATTATCTGCAGTAATAGAATGTTCAGACGCGGCACATGGATTAGGTGGTCACATTGTGGCAGATGGTGGATGTACAGTAGTAGGAGATATAGCAAAGGCTTTTGGTGGTGGAGCAGATTTTGTAATGTTAGGTGGTATGTTAGCAGGACACAAAGAATGTGAAGGAGAAATTTTAGGTAATCATCGTGGAGGTACAATGTTTGCTCAAAAAATGGAATTTTATGGTATGTCCTCAGAAGAAGCACAACTCAAGTATTATGGTGAAAAGAAGTCTCACAGGGCTTCTGAGGGAAAGAAAGTTCAAGTTCCATACAAAGGTAATGTTGCAGATACAATAGAAGAAATTTTAGGAGGACTAAGAAGTTCTTGTACTTATGCCGGAGCACGAACATTAAAAGCATTACCAAAATGTTGTACATTTGTTAAAGTTAATAGACAGTTAAACGAGGTATTTTCATGAGTGTAGAATTATGGTATAATTGGGAAGAAATGAAAAGAGATACAAATACATTATGTAGAGAAATAATATTAGATAAATTTAATCCTGAAGTAATAGTAGGAATTTCAAGAGGTGGACTTTTACCAGGAGTTATGATATCACATTGGATGGAAAAACCATTTAAACCAATTAAAGCAGCATTAAGAGATTTTCCAGAATGGGAAGATTATTTACCAAGAAAAACAGATAAGCGTGTTTTAATTGTAGATGATGTATGTGATTCTGGTGAAACATTTCATAAAATGAGAAA